GGCGTTGCGGAAGGTCGTCAACTCGGTGATCTCCCAGGTGGACGGCACGGCGATGAGCGCCCTGGTCTCGGCTGTGACCGACACCGTGAACGGCACGGCTGTCTGGTCGAACGCGGGCACGCGGACGATCTTCCAGGACATCCTGCTGGCCAAGGCGTCGATCTACGCCCTGAACCTGGGGTACAAGCCCGACACGGTGGCCGTGGATGACACCCGCTACGCCTACATGATGTCCGACACGGCGATCACCAACGCGCTGCGCAGGGAGACGACCGACAACCCGATCTACACCGGGATGCTGGAGATCATCGGCGGCCTCGTCATCGTGGTCTCGCCCTCCTCTGCGCTGGCCACTCACCCGTATGTGCTCGACTCGTCGCAGCTTGGCGGGATGGCCGACGAGATGGACGACGCCCCGGGCTATGCGATGGACCAGCTTGCGGTCCAGATCAAGAGCATCCGCCTGGACGCCAATGACGCGTGGGACTTGCAGGGGCGGCGCAAGACGGTGCCGATCGTGCAGGAGCCCGCGTCGGCCTGCGAAATTCTGGTCGCCTGACCAGCGGTCGCCCCGACCGTGCCGGGGCAGCCAACCGCCCCGCCGTGCGGGGCAGAAGGGAGCAGCCTCATGGCTGCCACAACGGAGAAGCCGACGACCTGGTACCGGGTCACCGCGCCGCTCGTCTATATGAAAACGGGCACCGCTGAGGGGCCGCGCATCCTCGGGCTGAACGCTGGAGCTCCGGTGCCGTTCGACGTCCCGGAGGCGCAGCTTCAGCATCACATCAGCCACGGCCTGGTGGAGCCGTTCCAGATGACCGGCCCGGAGGCTGGGGTGCTGCGCCGCGCTCGCGGGGCTGCCCCCGGCGCATCCCCGGAGCAGGTCGCCGCCGGCGCTGAGGAGGCGGAGCAGGAGGCCATCGTGACCCGCGCCCCAGCCGCGCCGCCTGAGCCGGTGGCGGCTGTGGTGGAGCCTGACGGGCCGCATGGGCAGCAGCCCGGCGATGAGGGCGGCCCGGGGACTGCGACGCCGAGGCTCCCTACATCACCCCGTCCGGGTTCGGGCTCATCTCGTCGCGGCTCACCTACCCGGCCGGGGTCACGGCAGAGCCCGGAGGACAGCTAGAGGATGGCTGAGCCCTGGGCACCAGTTCTCGCGGATGTTGCGCGTCATATCCCGACGCGGACCCGCGATGTGCTGACGCCCGGGGCTGACCGGATGCTCGGGACGTTCACGCCGAACACGACCCCGACCGGGGATCAGGCGCAGGGCGTCATCGACGACGCGGTCGCCTGGGTGCTCGCCCAGGCCGGTGACCTGCCTACGTCGGGCAGCGATCTGGGGACGATCTGGGCGGCGGCGAAGGCGGCAGCCGAATGGCGGGCTGCGGCTGACATCGAGGTCGCCTACCCGAACCGGGACGCGGATGTCAGGGTCTACGCCCAACTGGATGCGCGGGCGACGGCGGCGATGGCGATCCTCCAGCAGGCGCTCATCCTCGACGTTGGCGGCCCGATAGAGCAGGTGCCGATCTGGCAGTCCCCCGTCCCGGTGACGTGGGGCGACGATCTGCTGCTGTGAGAGGAGGGGAGACTGATGCCGAACTACGGCCAGGTGGAGATCGTGTTCGACTCTGCCGCGATCCGGGCGTGGGCTGATGAGGGCATCCAGCCGCTCGCCGCCCTCGACCGTGCGGCGGCGCTGGTGACGCAGAACATGAAGCGGCTCTGCCCGGTCTCCCCAACGCAGGCGGTCTACGCCTATCCGGTGCCGCTCGGCCGCTCCACCGGGCCGCCGCACGCGGGGCGGCCTATCGCCCGCCCATCCGGGGCGGCGGTCTCCCGGCTCCGCTATCAGGGTGACCTGCCGCTCCGCCCATCCGGGTATCTGCGGAACTCGATCCAGGCGTTCCGGGAGGCTCCCGGGTCGGTCATCATCGGCCCCACCGCGCCCTACGGCCGGTATGTCAACGACGGGACGCCGCCGCATGGCATCGACTCGACGGGGCCGTGGCCGCTGCGGAACCGGGCGACCGGGCAGGTGTTCGGCCGCCACGTCAACCACCCGGGGACGAGGGCGACCCATTTTGTCGAGCGGTCGGTCGAGATCCTGAGCGGGGTGGTGATCCGTGTCTAGCCCGATCCAGGCGACCGCCGCCGTCCGCGCATGGGTCAACGGCAAGACGAACGATCTTGTCGGGCCTGGGAACCCGCTGGCGAATGGGGCGTTCCTGCTGCCGCAGCGGTCCCCCGACTCCGGGGCATATGCCGTCCTGATGCGGCTCGCCTCACCCCGCCCCGATGCCGTAGCCGAGGATGCTGACCCGCTGAATGCGCGGGTCGGCGCGCTCGTCTACCACGGCGACTATGAGCTATCCGAACTCGCCGCAGCTGCCCTCGCTGACGCCTGGAACAACCTGAACGGGAACCCGGAGCGGTGCCCCGGCACCGGGGTGACGATCCTCGTAGCCGACAACGTGACGCTGCCGCTGTATGTGCCGCAGCCGCCTGACACCGGGGAGACGTACTGCTTCCAGGTGACCGCCGATTTTATGCTGACCAGCCAGATGTGAACAGGAGACCGAAATGGCTGCACTCACCCCCGTCCTCTGCGCCCGCTCAGGCGGCGGCGACATCGCTGCCGGCCTGACCTCCGCTGGCGCTGGCGGCGACACCCTCCCGTCTGGCTACCAGAACTTCCTCCGGGTCAAGAACGGCAACGCGGCGGCCTGCACCGTGACTGTGACCCCGGCAGCGTCAGGCGGCCCGCTCGGCACGACCGTCGCCCCGTTCGCCCTCTCCCCCGTCGTCGGCGCGACGACCGGCGACCGGATCTACGGGCCGTTCCCGCAGAACCCCTTCGGCGACTCCAACGGGAACGTCAACGTCTCGTACTCGGTGACCGCGACCGTCACAGTCGAGTGCCTGCAAATGAGCACGAGCTAGCCGATGGCCGACGAGAAGCCTCCCGGCCGCCGCCGGGCTGCGGACCCGGAGGAGGCCGCCGCCCGGGAGCAGGCTGCCGCCGACGCGGCCGGCGCTGCCGCTGCCGCCGACCCTGGCCTGCCAGCGGACCCGCCGGTTGTGGAACCGCTCAGCGGGCAGGCCGCCAGCGACGCCCAGGCTGCCGCTGACGCCGCCGGCAGGGCAGCCGCCGGCCTGCCCGCCCCTGAGCCGGCAGACGCCGACCTGCGTAAAGCAGCCGTTTACTCGGAACTGGCCGAGGAGGCCGGTCATCCCACGGCCTATATCGCCCGCCGCAACCTGCCCATCGGCGGCGAGATGGGCGATATGCCGCCCGGAGTGGCGGCCTTCCAGGCAGGCGATCAGGTGCCTGCCGAGCATGTGCAGAGATTCGGCTGGGCCGCATTCGTGGACCCGCCGCCAGCGCCGCCCGCCCCTGCGGGCGCGGAACCCGAGGAGTAGAACATGCCACGCGGCACCGCAGCGAACCTCAGCCTCGGGCCGGGGTATCTCTACATCGCCCCGCTCGGGACGACCGAGCCCACCGACCTTGCCACCGCCTGGGCGACCGTCTCCGCCTCCTGGGTGGCCATCGGCTATACGGCGCAGGGCTCCGAGTTCGACTACCAACTGAACACCAGCCCCGTCATGGTGGCGGAGGAACTGGACCCGATCTCCAACGCGTCGGACGGGCGTAGCTCCATGCTCAAGTTCGTCATGTCGGAGATCACGGCCACGAACCTCAAGCGGGCGTCCAACGGCGGGACGATCACGACCGGCTCCGGGATCGTCACGTTTGAGCCACCGGACCTGGGGACTGAGACGCGGACGATGCTCGGCTTCGAGTCGGAGGATCACTCCGAGCGGTGGGTGTTCCGCCAGTGCCTCATGACCGGCCAGTTGCAGATCCTCCGCCAGAAGGGTGCGAACAACGCGACGATGGCCTGCGAGTTCACGCTGGAAAAGCCGGCGACCGGCTCCCGGCTGTTCAAGGCGATCTACGCAGCCCCGGCCCGCCAGTAGGCGGCCGTCCCTAACCGTGCTAAGGGAGAGATGATCTCATGCCACGACAGTTCAGCAGTGACCTGCCTGAGCGGCCAGAGGGCGAGGAGCAGCCGCTCCCGCCGCTGGCCAGCATCAGCTTCACGCTCGACGGCGAGGAGTTCCGCTGCCTCGGGCCGGGCAACGCCTGGCACATGTCCGAGCTAGCCCGGCAGGCGGCAGCCGGCGACGGCCTGGCGACGCTGTCGCTGATGGCCCAGTCGATGTACGAGGCGCTCGGCCCTGCTGAGTACCAGCGGATGCAGGAGCACATCGAGGAGCACAAGACGCCGGATGAGACCCTGACGGCGATCATGGAATATGTGAATGAGGAGGCTCTGGCGCTGGCCGAGGCTGATGCCGGCCGCCCTACGGGGCCGCGTGGGCGCTCCTCGACTGGGCGGCCACCACGGGCGCGCCAGATGTCACGAGTCATCTCCTTGCAGCGCGGCACAGTGATCATCTCGGAGGAGGGCGAGGAGGGGCTGCCGCCGAGGATGCCGCAGGATCACAGGGCTCCTGGTGGGAAGCAGCGGCCGGGCAGGACTGGGCAGAAGGGACGGGCCTCCGCAGCTACGGGCTGAGCCCGAGGGCGCTCTGCGACCTGGCGGAGTGGCTGCTGCGGAGGTCGCTGTGGGAGGACGATGTGACGCAACTGCTCGCCGGCATCGCCGGGGCGCTCGGCCAGAAGGGTGTCTCCGGGTATGAGCCGCCACGCTCGCGGCTCGCCGCCGAGCTAGCCGGCGCGGGCGGGGAGACGGCAGCCGAGCGGCGAGCCCACATCATGTCCATCGACGACGGCGACGTGGAGGTCATCTGATGGCATTCGGTGCCATAGCTGACGCCTTCGTCCGCCTCCGCGTCGACTCCAGCCAGGTAGCCCGCGACACAGCCAAGGGCGTCGAGGAGGGCGCTGCCGCAGCGGACACGGCCGGCGCTGGGCAGTCCGCCGGCGGCAAGTTCAGCCAGGGGTTCGCCTCCCA